GTGTCCGCTTTGGCTGCTGGCGTGTCCTTGGCCTTTAAAGCCTCTTCAGCGGCAGTTGCCCGCTCTTCAGCCTGTCTACGCGCCGCTGTAAGTTCCGCAATGCGTGCTCTAGCTCCTTTGCGACGTTTCTTGGGCTTGGGTTCGTCATCTCCGTCGTCATCGTCGGAGGCATCTTTGCCGATATCATCCGCGCCCTCGTCGTCTCCATCATCGTCAGCATCGTCTCCATCATCGGTGTCGGCGGGGTCATCGTCATCTCCATCGTTGTCAAACTGGTCCCAATCGCGCGGCTTGTCGGCGGGGTCCGGCTGGTTCTGCTCAAATACGACTTTGCCGTCTGACACGGCCTCCGTGATAAAGTCTTTAAACGGGTCCGGTGCTTCCTGTGGGTTGTCCTGTGTCTCCGAGGTCATTCTGTAGTTCTCCTATAATCGGTGCGGTTTCAATTTCCATTAGCTCTAGGGCGAGCTGTACGACCGAGCGGCCATCGTTCACGTCCATAGACTCTATTTTGGCGGCTAAGTCAATCGCGTCTAACTCAACGCGGTCAGTTTCGTTCTGGACGCGCTGGAGCGCAACCACCATGTCAACCACAGCGGCCTTAATCTGGCCCTCTGCCTTCATGGCGTTGGCGTTGTTCAGAGCGGCCTTGGACTTCTTCTCTTCGAGTTCCATCATGAAGGCTGCTTCCTGCATCTGCTGCTGCTTCTGAGCTTGTGCGGCTGCTGCTTGTGCGGCCTGCTTCTCTTCGTCGGACATGTCTTCCTCTTCGACCATTCCGAGCTTTGTGCGGAGGCGTTTGGCGATCTTGCCAGCGCCTGGCCAATCTTGTGCTTCCACAATCTCTGGAGCTGCCACCTGCATGAAGTCCGGCATGGCGTTGACCATGTTCAGCATACCTTCCGCCGCTTCTAGACGTCGGGTGACCTGTGACGGCCCTGTGTGGGCAGTGACGGTGTATTTACCGACTGTGATGTCGATGCTGTCATCGCTAACTTCGCTATTGATGAGCTGGAGCTGTTCTTGTTCTGTGCCAAACTCGTCTACGTCGATTGTCTTCACAACACGTTCCGTGTCGTAAACCGTTGGGATTAGGTCATTTATGACGCCACCGCACTGCTCGATAGCCATGTCGAGGTTGTCGAGGAACACGACTGAGCCGATCTCGCCCATCTTCTGGCGGGCTAGGATTGCCTTGCCTGAGACTTCGTTGGAGGTCATACCCATAGAGGCTTCGTGAAGATTGGTAACGTCCTTCATGTCCTGAGAGGACATTCCGGCTTCCTGAATGAGTGCTCCCTCCATCTGTGCCGGTGGAGTGCGTTGCGGAGGCGTTGCCGCTTCCCCGTTGTACACGAGAAGGCTGTCGTTTGACAGGTGTGCGTTGCGCCACTGTTCTTCACGTCCCTTGACGGCTTCGTCTGAGGCCACCCAAGGCGCTTTCGGAGTGAGCATGAGCTTCTCTACAATAACTGAGCGCCAGTAGTTGTGCATCCGCTGCGGGTCTTTGGCAAAGCGAACGATACCGAAGCGCTGGCGGTCATAGGCGGTGTCAATCTCCCAACCGGGGACACGGAACACTGGAACACGCTTGATTGGAAGAGTGTACGGGCCTTCTAGGATAGTTGTGCCTGTGCAGATGTGCAGTGTGCAAGATGAGCGCCAGCTTTCGCGGCTGTAGGGCTCACCCGTTTTGTCGTCGATTACGACTTCCGCTAGGAGTTCGTCTTTCTCAACAGGATCAATGTCGGTTACGTCGCGGACGTCTCCGTCCATCATGAGCCATAGAATGCGTTTCTCGTACTGCATCGCCCAGTGGTGGACGACACGGATAGTGCTGTCCTCGTACCAGCCACCAGCAATGTTCTCAGTGAGGCCGCTGTCGTACTCTAGGTCTCCGGTGCTTGCGCCTTTATAGGCTGTGTCGAAGTCAGCTTTGGCGACCTCCTCAATGATGTAGCAGTGCTCCGCGTCCGCGCCCGTAGGTTCTACCGAGTTGGCGTCCCATACGACTGCGAGGGGGTTGTTGACTGGCTTGATGCAGATATCCTGCTCGAACACGTCGTCGTAGGCGTAGTCAACGGACAGTTGGAAGTTACCGATGCCACAGATTACCGCGTTCTGGAAAGCGTTGTTGTACGCGCGGTCGGCGCGGGACACTTTCTCGATACCGCGTATAAGTCCTTGACGTAGTTGTGCTGTTTTCTTGTTGCCGCCAATGTCGGGAGTGACTTTGATGACAGTTTCGTTCATGCGCCGGTTGCCTACGACCTGCCCAATGAAGGCGGGGAGGCGATTGACGGTCATGACGGGCTTGTTCTCGCGTTCTCTACGCGCCTTTACTTGAGCATCCCATTGGTCCCCAGCGACAAACAGGCTGTCCTCTAGGGCCGCTTCACGGTTGTCGCTGTCGGCGGAGATGTCGGTCGAGAAGCGCTTCCGCATATCTTCGAGATACGATTGCTCGTCTTTAAAGCCTTTGGGAGCGTACTTGTCTGGTGAGATGGTGCGGGTATCTGTCTTCGCCCGTTTAGTCATTCTTTTTGGCATACTATCCCATCCATCCATTCTTGCCGCCTAGCATTGTACCACCTTCGATGATAGTGCCTTGGCTGTTGATTGTGACCATTCCTTTGTCAACTGCGTTGCCGTATGTAGCACCGCCTTGACGTTCTGTAAAGTTCTCAATAATCCGCAGACTTGCAAAGGTCAATGCCAATGCGTCGGCCAAGTCGGGCGACCTGATCTGGCGGGCTCTCATGCTGTCTTTGCTCTCCAGCGCGAAGTCATTGTTATGGCTTGGCTTTTTCTTGGGGCCTATGAGGTCGGACTGGAGCAGGTCGATATCCGGGATGCTCACGCCTTCCTCCAGCTCTAGCCATTCTTTCAAACGCATCCACATTTCGTCTCGCCGTAGCTTTGGACCGGGCTTCCTTGGCGTTGCGTTTTTATGCTGACTTCGTGAACCGAAGTTAATGGACTTCACAAGATTCACGTACTCTGGGCGGCGGGCTCGTAGGAAGTCTATGAGTGGCGCACCCAATCCGCCTGCGTCCACGTTGACAAGCGCTGGCTTGTGCTTCTGTATAAGCATGTCAATCCAGTCCACGGCCTCCGTAGCTGTTATCTTGTTGCGCCATTCGATGTTCTCACACTCGTGTCCACGACGCATGGCTACAGCAAAGCGGTCGCCGCCTTCGCCTGCGGGGTCTACGCCAAAGATTAGAGGGCCACCACCGATTATCTCGCGCTTACGTGCGCGGAGAACTGTTGGTCCCTTGATGTAGCTGTCGCCGTCGCTCGATTGGAAGGCCAGTGTGGAGGTGGCCGGGTACTCCTGATTGAACAACGAAACCGACCGAAGCTCTTGTATCTTTGACCTTCTCCAGACCATCTGACCCATCTGGCAGTCGAACATTTCTGCGTAGTCTACCTCAGACAGCTCGCCTTCCATGATATCGCTGGACAGCTCGAAGTCTTTTGGCACGTCCCGGCAGTATTCAGCCTGCCACATCCAGGGTATAAATATGGGGATATAGTCGCCGTCGCCATCTTCCGCTTGGTTCCAGCGTTCAAAGTATTCCCCACCTGCGCCATTCGCGGTGCTCTCCAGGATAATCTCTGTGCCGCGTGCGTCAGGGACGCCCTGCACTGACGAGGCAAAGTGTGCTTGTGCGTTGTTCCAGAACGCTACTTCCGATCCGTGGAAAAGTGTTGGGGTACGTCCGCGTCCGCCTTCTTTTGCTCCGGCTGTGGCGATTGTGTAGGCGCTGTCCATGAGGTCGAATGACAGCTCTTTGGCGTTGGATTTACCCGTCTGCGGGGCGATTGGATTGTTCGTGTGGAAGCGCGAGACCATCTTGAACAGGTTGTCTGTGGCCTTCTGTTCGTGTGACAGAATGTAGACGTTTACGCCTTTAAAGAGAGAGGCCCTTCGATAGTATCTGCCGCCTGTGTAGGTCGAAATCCCTTGTTGACGGCCCTTGAGGACAAGTGCTCTTACTTTCCCAGTCTCGCGGCGTTGTGTCTCAATTCGGCGGTGGAGGTATTGTTGTGCGCTGTTGAACACAAAGGGTACGGTTTCGTTCTCTTTGTCCCGTATTTTCAAACAACTCTTGGAGTAGTATGGTAGGGACTGTCTGAACTTCAGCATCTCCTCTATGAGCTTATCACTCTGGTCCATCTTCGTACTCTCCCTCAACCATTTCAAATTCCGCGTCAATGGTCATTTCGTCGTCCTGACCTGCTTGGTCTAACCGCTCCAGGAGCTTCTCAACGCTGTCGCTCGCGCCGTGTTGAACGTCCTTTGCAATGGTTTTGGCGAATAGGCGTGTATAGAACTTCTCTTTGTTGTCAGCGCCCCATGCGGCCAGTGCGCGCGTTCCCCCGATCATCTCGAAGGCCGTGAGGACCGATTGGCGGGCGTATTTACCCGCGTTGACCATAATTGTACCGTCCGGCGCGGTCTGAGGCAGATTATCCAGATTGCGAGGGAGTGTGGTGGGCAGATTGGTGGGCAACCGACCGGGTTTTGGAGCGATTTTAGTCATCTTTAAAGCTATATCACCCTTCGGAGCCGTCGTCTAACAAGTCCTCTAAATCTTCCGCAAAATTGGGTCCGTATCCGTTGAATTTCAGCCAGCGCGACATGGCGGCGGGCATGACGTCCAGCTTACGGCAAGCGGCGGCTTGGCTACCCTCTTCGACAATCGCTTGGAGGCGTTCGATGTGCTGGTCCTGTGTCAATGACGTAGCGATCCGAGTGGCGGAGCCCATCTCCTTGCGGAGTTCCCGATATCCTGCCGCGTCGAGGTATCTACTTAACCCGGCAGGTGTAATACCGATCTTTGCGGCTGTTCTCGTCAGTCCCGCGCCGCTTTCTATGGCGGCTGCGACTAGCCTCAATCGGTATGCTAATTTGTTGGTGTCTCTCTCGCGCATAATTGTCTCCTGCGGCGTTCATATGGTGCTTATCCGTCCTAGGTGGTAAGTATCGCCGTGTCAACTGTGTTCCTGTGGCCTCCAAGGAGGGGACCGGGACAAGTGCCGCCCACCCAGTCCCCTCGTGGCAGGAATGGAGGAGAACATGCCGCTGCCGTCCTCAGTCTATGGACCGTGGACATAGGTGTCAAGCGGTTTTGACCTTGATTATCCTGGCGTTGGATGTCTCCAGCATACGTTGTGCGCCGGGCATGATGACGTGATATTGGTCGGGGTCAGTCTCAGGGGTGTCCAGTATGGCCACAGCGACCGCTTCTACCCCGGTGTTCGACACGACGAGGGCGTTTGTGCCTTTTGGTGAGACTGTTAGGTCAAACCACGTCGGTGTGGTGTCGTACTTTATCGTCGGGGCAACATGGTCGTTGCGCACCATACTGGGTTCTCGGTATGTCTCGCCCTTACCTAGCTCAGAACCTTTCAACTCTACAAATAAAACTGCCATCGCGGCTATTAAGGCCGCTATCTCGTAAATGGCCGTGGTTGTTCCTATTACGGTCCTAACACGGCCATTCCAGATAGCCTTAGCCGAGGTTTGTGAGAAACGTGTCGAAAGCGGTCAAATCGCTCTCAAGGCCAGGGATGGTAGCTACAGCAGTTGCGAGGTCCTGCAGGGCGGTCACGATTGCTTGGAGTTTTGCCAACATGTGGATGATCCTTTCTTCACGGGTTCGTTAATTCCCCCACCCATACACCCGCCAATCACTCCCGTCAAGAGGATATTTGCTAGGGGTTACTCCCCCGCTGAGTGTGGTTAGTGGACCGGGCTCGCCTAGACGTTCGGCCTGATTGGTGGATTGGGGTCTTCCACGCACACGCCTCGAATACGGATATCGCCGGGTGCCTTGGATGCAAACATTCGCATG